TTTATGTATTTTTAACATAATTTCATTACACTCTATATTAGATATATTAGAATGTTCTCTTAAAAAAGTAATTTGAGTATATACATCATACCAATTACTTTTTAATTGCGATAGAACTTTTAAAAATCTCTTATTCTGTAATTTAGAATATAGTTTATAATTACAATCAACAATATTTCCATTAACCATAAAAATTATTTCTTCATTTGGTTCTTGAATACTATATGATGACATTATTACTACTATACTATATATACTCGGTTTATCTTTAACAAATTTTGTTTTAATCTACAAAAACATATGTATGTTTTCTGTAATTAAAATAAAATAGGTTAAGATAAATAAATGGTTTTTATATAAAAATAATCTATATATAATCCTATACAAAAATATAAAAATTTATAATTTCTTGACGTATTTACGTTTAAGTTTATTTAACAATGGTTTTACGTCTTTAGTTTCTTCAATATTAATATATTCAATTTTTGGTTCAATAATAATAATTTCTTCAATAATTTGTTTTGGTATAATATTTATTATTTCATTACATTTTTTATTCAATTTCTTCATCTTATAATATTCAATAGCTTTTAATCTTTTACTTTCTAAAAATAATGGGTCATTTAGTTTTCTTTTATCATAATAAGCTTTTCTTTGAAGTTTAACTTTTTCTTTATTATTTTCTCTATATTTAAGAGTTGCTTTCTTTTGAGCCGGTGTATAAGAACTATATTTAACAATTATTTCTTTATTATCTTCCATTAATATATAGTGATATAAATATAACCTTATATTATTTTTTAATATTAATATCTGTAGGTAATTTCATTAAGTTTATACCACCTTTTTCATCTTCTTTTATTATTCGTTCATAATCACTATGAGTTTGACTTATAACATCAATATCTTTACGTCTTGAACTATCTTCACTTTGAAAGAACATTTTTAATATATATTCATTTTTCTTCCAATCTATAGATGTGTTTAAATCATCAAACATTTCCATAAATTCATCAACATCTTCATAAAATCTACCAGTTCTTAACTTACAAGTATTTATATAATGAGCCATTGCTAGACAGAAAAAACCACATGCATTATTCATTAAACTTTGTATATCCTTAGTTGTATATGGTAAATAAATATTAAATTGTTCTTTAATTCTCTTTTTAAGTATTTCTGATGGTGGTTGTCCATATGGATCAAAATATATAGGTTCAAATTTACCTTTTGGTGTTTCATGTATTTGAAGAAATGTCCAATGAGTACCACTATTTTCATTTCCTTCTTCATCATTACCATCTTGTAAATTTATAATATAAGATTTATTAGTTTCTAATTTTGGTGGTAGTTCATCCTTAAAATAACATCCACCTAAAGGTATATTCATTTTTTTTGATAAATCATCAATTTGTATATCTGTAAGCATTTATATATATATATAAAAGTATATTTTTAAATATATTTTTATTATTTTATTATTTCGTTAAAATCAATATTTAGACATAGCTTATGGATTTTTACTTTTTATATTTATATTATTATTTATTATATTAGAAAATCAAAATTATAGATATAATATAAATATAAAAAGTAAAAATCTATAAGTTATGTCTAAATCTTCATTCTAACCATATAACTATTTAAACAATATTTCATGCATAAAGTCCACCACCAATCAATCCTTCATTTTTAAAATCTTCAGGATGTTGATATTGAGGTGGTAAGAAAAATCTAAATTGAAAATTAGCACCTTCAGCTTGAGATACTAATGCAGGTGGTAATTCTCTATCTTGTGATATTAAACTACCTGTCCCTCTAATTAAATTTTTATCATTAATTCTTGAATGTTTTCTAATATGATGAGAACTTAATCCAGTTCCTCTTGAAATAGGTTGTCCAATATCATCCCAATATGTTTTAATAGGATGAGTGTGATATTGAGAACGTATAATAGCATCTGTTAAATCTTGATTATGTCTATTAAATTCATAAGTTCCTAAATTCTGTTCTCTTAAACCCATTCCAGCAACTTGAGACCTAGCCATATTAGCACTATTATCAATTAAAGAATTAGCTATAGCATTATTACCAGTATATTGTGATGCCATACCACTAAGTTCATTAATACCTTGTTGAGCAACTTGTTTTAATACAGGTTTTAGAATTTGTTTATATACTTGTGAACGTCCAATATCTCTAAAAGTATTTTTAATTTTTCTTCCTAAATGTTTAATACCTTTTCCTTGTTCATGAATACCATATCCAGTAGCTTTACCAACAGAATTAGATGCTACATTACCTAACATAGCACCAGCAACTCCACCTAATGGACCTCCTAGCATATCACCAGCTATACCAGCAACAGTAGGTATGCCTGTATGTATTAAATTACTTACAAGAGGTCTAGTTATATTTTTTAATGTTCTACCAATTTGTTTAAAGGTTTTACCAATACCAGCTCCTTTATATAAACCCATTCCTTCCATTTCAACATCTTCATCATATACACCTTCTTCAGCATCATTTTTATATTCTTGATGTAATTCAGGTGTTAAACCTTGATTTTCAGATAACTCTTCAGGTGTTAATTGTAATTCAACACCTTTATTCTTTCTAAATGCTTTTGATGTGATATTATAATTATTAGGATTAACTACTACAAATACACCTTTACCATGTTTAACTCTTACTTTATGACCATTTTTTAATCTTGAATGTTGTCTTGGTGAGACATGAATACTGATTATTTTCATTATATTATTGTAATCACGTTTTTACTTTAAATAGATTTTAAAGTAAAAACCATTATCTAATTATTAATTTGTAATTAGAATACTTAAACACGAGCACCAGTATATAAATCAATATTTATCTCTACACCATACTCAACAAATACCCATAAATTAACAGTTTGTGTTGAATAATTAGTACCAATAATTTGAACTGATTTAGGGACAGATTGTTCTACAGGAAGCATACGTTCAACATTAACATAATGATAACAATATGAGTTTTGAAAATCATTATAATTAATTAATCCACTAGCTAGACCATCTGTTAATCCACCATTAACTGAATTTTGACCATATAATTGATTATTAAATTCTTCAAAAGAATATCTTTGAGTATTGTATATAGCATTTTGACCACTAATTTGAACATTAAAATTACCAATGGTAACCATAGGCGCAGTAGTACCACATCCAGCAGGGTCAAATGGTGATTGATATTCAACATAAGCAGTACCAGCAGTATTATTAGAAAAGAATGGGATAATTAATACTGATTTAATATTAGCTATACCATTAGTAATTAAACTATTAATATTTTGAGCAGATGCTTGATTTAGAATTTGATATTGATAAACATCAGTATATTTAATTTGTTTAACAGGGTTTGAAAGATATGCTTGTTCAAATACAGGATTGAAAGTATATGCAGGTACATATAGATAAATTGATTTAGCTAGAGTTCCTGTAGAAACAGCAGCATTAGAAGAAATATTATTGTCTAAACAAGTAGAACCCACTGATAAATTATAATTAAATGTACCAGCATTACCACTAGCCATCCATGCACTACCTGTAGCGATACTTGGGACTAATATAGGTAATACACCTCCAACAGGGACTGTTGATGTATAAGCACTAATTAAACCAGCAGTAGTATTACCAGTCATGGTAACGCTAGCAGAAGAATTGTTTAAATTCATTGTGAGTTTCATAAATACACCTTTTAATAATGGAACCATATTAAAGAATGAGTGTAAATGACGTAAATATACAGTTCCCATAACACTAATTTGTAGCACACCATTCACAGTTGAAGATGCGTATTGTTGTTTGGAAATATAAGATTTCCATACTTGTTGACATGATGCAGCAGTAATACCTACAGTTCCATAAGCAGTAAGTGATACAAGAGTTCCACCATTTAAAGGGTCATATGAAATCCATTTAGTTCTAGCAGTTAAACCCTCATTTCCACCTTCATTATTTACAACATTATATTGATTATAATCATTAATAGAGAATGATGATGTTATAGTAGGACCAAATGCATTATCATTATTACATACATTTAATCCTCTAACTGATGCTACACCTTGCCATGACCAAGAACCACTTGTATCTGGATAAAATCCAATAGTAGGACCAATACTTGTTATTTCTTGATATGATAAAGATGTTAATAGTTTAAAAATATTCCACATATTA